GAATATGTCAGGCTTGCATGGGTAATGCTCACCGTTTACTCCCCTATTGAATCCATGCTTAAAAAAGAGGTTCAATTATTCATTGCAGCACTCTGGGGATGCATTCTTTACTACTGCCTGACATACGGAAACAGCACTTTCGACACTGTATTGATGTGGTTTTCGCTGGCAATCGTGGTTATTTTCGGAGGGATGTTTATTCTCCTTTCGGCCAAGCCTTTTTTGAAGTGGTTGTTTGATGTTGTTACATACCCGGTAAGATGAAAACACCATGAGCGATTCAGAACTAACAAAATACACAGAGCTTCAAGACAAGGTTGAAGAACTAGGTAAAGAGAACTCCGAGTTAAAGGAGGCTTATGAAAAAACAACCACTGAGAACTTTAAAATAAATCAAGATTTAAAGGACTTCAATTCATCATTTGATAGGTATCGTGAACAAATTACCATTCAAAAAACCACGATTTCTGAGCAAGCTGAAGAGATAAAGCGTCTGAAGGAAAAAGAAATACGTGGAGATAGAAGATTAGCAGAAATTGAGCATCAGAAAACGGTTATCAAGTCCGATCTATTAAAGGCGAAAGAGCTTTTGAAAGAAGCTTTTGATGCTGGATATGACTACCGAAGCTCACAGACAGAACATGTTATTGAACAGTTTGGCGAAAACTCATGTGATAATTTTGAAGAATGGTTACAAGGTAAAAATATTGCCGCAGTAGAACAGACTAAGAAAATGGAAGAGAAGTTTGACACGTTCCATTACTCAAAACAAAAAGTTGAGAACCAACCGGAAGAGAGTAAAGAGGAGATTAAAACACCTAACAACGCAAGAGAATTTTTCTCAAAGGATTTTAAGCCTACAGCAAGCGGAACGAGTGGAGAAGAATTTAAGATTCGCAACTGATCACCCACTAATCTAACACACTATGATACAAAAATTCAGAAAGAAGCCGGTAGTGATACTAGCGGTTCAATGGACTGGCGGCAATCTAAAAGAGATAATTGATTTCACCGGCAAACATCCTAAGTTCGATACGTGGTTTTCTTCATGGGAAGAATATGAATCCTATGTTAAAAAAGATAGGGATATATTCAAAATAATAACCCTTGAAGGCACAATGGAGGCAAGCCCTGGCGATTACATAATTCGTGGAGTAAACGGTGAGCATTACCCATGCAAGCCTGACATATTCGAAAAGATTTACGAATTAGTTGACTAATCTAACAGAGCATGAAACTAAACAAAAATCAAGTTGATAACATATCAAAAACGATTGCTGCTATGTTAATTGACTCATTTGATAGCTTTGGTTTTGATTATAGCGAATTGTCTCAGGAAGACATTGAGCGTATTAATAATGCCATGTTTAAAATCGCTTATAAAGTTCGCGGGAATAGGCCTTCAAACATCGGATCAACAACCGAGATAGTAAAATATTTCACCAAAAAAGTAACCCCAACTACTTAAACACAGATACACTATGATATTTCTAGGAATTTTAATCGGAATAGTAATTTGCATAATCGCATTCATAGCCTACTTTGGCAACTCAGGATATAATAAGTAATTGATATTCAAGCGTTTAAAAATTGATCTAAAGGGATGAAGAAGATTAACCCCGCCTGGCCAGCGATTCAGGATGAGCACATCTAACAACCCGAAGTTGCGAAGGGTGTCCTGAATTTGGGTTATGTTAGTAATATGTTATAAATTTGTTTGTACAATTATTGTATGAAGATCAAAAGCAAAGGAGTTGAGCTACAATATTCAGAGGAAAACTTTGATTTAATAAACGCTTATATTGATGCGTTTAGAGTAGGAACGTTATCTTTTAATGGTTCTTTCGACCACGATTTTAATCTGAAAAGACAGAATGTGTTCTATATTCGTGATCAAATAGCAGAAAAATTTGAGGTTAACCCGGATCAAGTGTGCCGGTTCGCATTTTCATACCATGATGAAACTTACCTAAGAATGGGTATTTTAACATCGAGATCAGATGATAATTTGTATTTCTTAACCGATGGCAAAACGATAAAAATTGGAAGAACTGGCAATCCAAAAGAAAGACTTTCAACCCTACAATCTTCAAATCCAAAGAAATTAAAGTTCATTAAAATATTTTCCAAAAGAGGATCATACGAATTTAAGGTCCATGATCTCTTCAAAGATATTAGATTGAATGGCGAATGGTTTAAAGATGACGGCCAAATAAGGCAGTTTATAAGCCTATTATCTCGCAATAGCGAAGACTTGTCAAACGAATCATTGTTCCATGGCGAAGACTGAAGAACAACTCACAGAGAGCCAGAAACAATTCTGTCGTGAATACATTTACGATTGGAATGGATCGCGTTCGTACAAGGTAGCTTATCCAGGCGTGACCGATGAAACAGCGCGTGTAAATGCAAGCAAGTTGCTAACTAAGACTAACATAAATGAGTACTGGAAAAGCCTTGCGGATGATGATGAACGGTACACAGGTGTAAGTCGTAGGATGATACTTTTAGAGCATAAAAAGATCATTCAGACCAATTTAGGGGATATTCATGACACTTGGATTACCCGTAAAGAGTTCGAAAACCTTCCAATGGACATAAAGAGTTGCATTTCACAGATCGAGACGCAAACACGGATGGAAACTAACCCTATTGAAAATGGCCCGCCAATACAAATCGATTATGTTAAAATCAAGCTCTACGATAAGCAAAAATCGCTTGACTCATTGTCTAAAATGATGGGTTACGAAGCTCCAAAGAAGATAGAACAGGTATCAACGGTTAAGTCTTACGAAATAGTCCCGGCCAGTGGTAAAAGAGCTAGTAGTAAATGATAAGTACATACCGCTCATTGATAACCAATCGCGGTTTTTAGTTCTTTACGGTGGAGCCGGTTCAGGCAAAAGCAATTTCGCTGCATTTAAAATAATCAAAAGGATTCTATCCGAACGCGGGCATAAGTTTCTCTGCCTTAGAAAGATTTCCAACACAATCAAGGATTCAATATTTGCGGAATTACAATCAGCCATCGCTGATCAAGATGCGGAAAGCGAATTTGTAATCAATAAGACCGAACACTCATTTACCCATATCCCAACTAAAAACGTAATTCTTTGCAAGGGATTGGACGAACCTGGAAAGATCAAGTCCATCAAGGGCATAACTGGCATGTGGTTAGAAGAAGCCAGCGACTTCGATGAGTTGGACTTGGACCAATTGGATATTCGTATCCGGGGAGAGAAAGATAACTACATTCAATACATACTTTCGTTCAACCCAATCGAGGAAACCCACTGGCTAAAGAAGCGATTCTTTGACAAGAACGACGTTAACGCCACAACTTGCCATTCAACCTACCTGGATAATTACTTTCTAACTGAGGAAGATGGTGAGCGTTTAAGATCATTAAAGGACCGGAATGAGCTTTATTATGATGTTTATTGTCTCGGAAAGTGGGGAGTGGTTGATAAGTCTAATAAGTTCATGTACGCTTTTGACCATAAAAAGCACGTTATTCCATCATATGAACCGAATCCGCATTTACCGATACTTGTAAGTTTCGATTTTAACGTTTTTCCGATGACTTGCGTAATAGGCCAGCACATCGATGAAACTCACGCGGTGATATTTGATGAAATTAAACTCGAAAACTCCTCCACTGAGGAAATGTCTGAATTTGTAAAGGCTAAATACATAAAATGGCTTTACAACATCGATATAACAGGCGATGCCACTGGACGGAACCGGGAAAAGGCAACGTGCGGAAATATAAACCAATACCACGTAATCAAGGAAGTTTTGGAACTTGACGACCGGAATATTAATGTAAAGAACAGAAACCCCGAAATAAAGGATTCGCGGGTGCTTTGTAATTCAGTGCTGCAGCATGCTTCAATGTTAATCACGGCCAATTGTGAGAATACGATAGAGGATGTTACTTTTGGATCAATCAAGGTCAACCCTATGAGTAAAAAGATAGATTTGGTAAAGACAGACGATAAAGGATTGCATTTTTTCGATTGTTACAAATATTTTCTGGATGCTTGCTTTCCTGACTGGATTAAAAATCCTAAAAAGTATCGTTAGGAATTAACAAAAAAGGTTATAAATTTGTTATAACAAAATACTAATGATTGTAAGCGTAGTTGCATGCGGAGAATCAGGTTCAGAGTGGTTCAAAACTCCATGCGATTACTCTATAGGCGTTAACGATTGCCAAAAGTGGAATCATCCAGTAAACGAATTACTCCTAATCAACTCACCAAAATCATTCACACCGGCACGACTCGAAACAATAAAGAACACTAAATTTGACAAGGTTTTAACTCATTCAGGAACATGGGACAAGATATTTCCACAGAACCAAAGAATAAGGCTTCAAAGCTTTTCAAAGCATCTAAAGAAAGGGCACGTTTACTCTTCAAAGACAAGTCCTTTTGTTGCTCTATCACTTGCTTTCAACCTGGGAGCTACGGACATTATCTTGCACGGGGTTGATTTGATTTCACATCCAGCGATTAAAGACAA